GCGCCCGTGTTCGCGGTCGCGATGTCGGTCTGCTTCTGCTTGCCGAAGCAGATCAGGACCTCTTGCAGTCTAGTCGTGGACATCTTCTTTCACCTCCGGCTCGGGCGGCGCGCACTGAGACCACCCCGCGTTCATCATAGGTACGAGGACGTAGGGCGTCGCATCGACTTCTTTCGGCTCGCCCTCGCCCCAGGGCGGCCGCAGCCACACCGTATTGCGTTCACTCATCTCCAATCTCCGTAAACGTGATGGGAACCTCGAAATAGTCCAGTCCCTCGGCGTCGGTCTGCCGCTGGGTCAGCGGCAGGTCCATCGGATAGCAGGAGGGATGAACGGCGGCGTTCAGCATCGGCACTTCCGATCCCGCCGGAACGCCTTTGGTGATCAGCCGGAACAGCCGGTAGTACGCGGCCGGCGGATCGCTCTCGTCCGTCTCCCGCGCCCGCAGATACAACGTGACCTGGTGCTTCCAAACATCCACGCTGCCGAACGTGCCGGGCGCCGTGCCCTGCCACACGGCCATCACCGCCGGAGCGGGCATCGTGTGGATCGCCTGCGCCAGGCTCGCCTTCTTCGGATAGTGGTCGTGGTAGGCGTAGATGCGCTCCGGATCGCCCTCCATCTCGGCGACGAGATCCGGAATCGCCCGCAGCAAAGCGACCAGGTTGTCCACCAGTTCGGCCGGATTGATCATCGCTGCCTTCCTCCAAGCGCACGTTCAACCAGAAGCGTGTTCTTCATCTCATCGAGTACTCGCCGCGCCGCTTCGAGCACGGCGGCTTTGTTTTTGGGCGAGAAGACCACCCAGGGTTCGATCTTCTGGTTCACCCACGCCTTGATCCGGTCCTTGCGGGTCGAGAGCGACGCCTTGGCGCGGTTCTCGCTGACCGTCCGGACCATGAAGTTGCGGAGCATGTCGCCGGTGAAAGTGAGATTCCGGCGATTGCCCTTGCCAAGCCGCGTCTTGCGGATCGCGTATCGCTTGGTAAGGGGTTTCGCCGGCGCATCGTTCGGCCCGAGCGCGGCGCCCACCCGATTCTTTACGGCCGCGACGCCGACGTTGCCGATCTTGAACATCTGGTGCTGCCGGAAATTCAGCCGGTCGAGCCGGATCTGCTTCTTCTGCCAGATGCGCACCGAAGACATGGGTCAGGTCTGCCGGAGCCGAAGCACGAGGCCGCCGCCGTGGTCGGCCTCGATGTCAAACACCTTGTAGGTCACGCCATCGACGGCGACGCCGTCGCCCCGCTGCGGAGGCGTGCCGAAGGCGGCCGTTCGAACGAACATGGCCGCATACACGCCCGGCGCATTGTCCTCCACCTCGCGCGTCGGTTCGAAGATCGCCCGGACGGTGGCTTGCCCGCCGGCCTGCGGCAGATACGTTACGTCCCTACCGAAGACCCGCAGGCAAGCTTCGTCCATCCGGCCGATCGCATCGGTGAACGCCATCAGGAGAGGAACGCCCCGTTCAACCGCACGCGGCCCGTGGCGTCGCCGTCGGCCGCGGCCTTCACGGCCACGCCGATCAGCTTGTTACCGGTGTTGGTCTTCGTAATGCGCTTGTTGGTGTCGTCCCAGTAGACCAGCGCGCCTTGGGAGAAGCCCGTGCCTGCACCCGTCTCGCGGACCAGATCGAACACTCCCGCAACCTGAAACTCGCCCTCTTCGCCGTTGGCGTAATCGTTCGACGCCACGCCGAAAATCGAGCCCACCAGCGCGCCGCCTCCGGAGCTCACCGCATAGGGCGCGGTGAGCGTCAGCGTTTCACCTTTCTGCACGTAGTTCTTCATGTGTCAGTCCTCCTCGATTACGCACCCGCGTTCTTCTGAAGCCCCCGCCAGTCGATCGCCTTGGCCCCGAAGTCCAAGCGCGCCTTGATCTCGACGCCATCGACGTCGAAGCCCTGCCGCGTCTCGATGTACACGCCGTCCTGGCCTTCCAGATACGCGTACTCGATCGTGTCGATCTGGTCCGGCGAGGCGAACAGATACCAGGCCGTCGTGCTCGCGGCGTCAAGCCGCGGCTCGGCGATCGGCGTCAGCGCGCGGATGTAGTCGGGCACGAGATCGGCCGATTTCGCCGGCGCGAGGTTCGGCGCGATCATCTGGAACGCAGTGAGTTGCAGCGCCACCGGCACCACCAGGTAGCGCGGCTGCACGTTCAGCACGGTGACGCCATCGAGACCCTTCTGCTTGGCCATCGCTGCCATGCCCGCTCCGAGTCCGGCCAAGGCGAGCGCGCTGCCCGCGCCCGTGTTGAGGTTCGCGTGGTTGGCGTGGAACAGCGCCACGCCGTCGCCCATCGCCGGGTTCGAGGTGATGATGCCCCACACGGTGTCGCTTTCAAGCGTCGCCGCCGCCACGCCAAAGCCCGCGGGGATCCGGGTGAAGGCGCTCAGATCGTCGTTGATGATCGTCTGGCGGGTGATCGAGACGATGCGGCCGTAGGTGGCGAGCTTATAGGTCTCCTTCGATTCGGCGATCGAGCCGTGGGTGAACTCGCCCTTTTCGTTGACCTTCATCAAGCTCGGCGCTTCGCCCAACTGCACGGCGTTGATGTTCTTGAAGTCGACCGCCGAGCGCCGGCGCGAGAACGGCAGGAACGTGCGCGGGTAGGCCTCGTAGGCCTGGCGCAGCGTCTTGTTCGCGACGTCGGCGAGAATCGAGGGGAAGTCCGAGGTTGAAAGCGCGAGCTTGGCGATTTCGTGGCGCGGCAGACGGCGCGTACGCGTGCCGGAGGACTCGAGGCACTCCTTCGCCAAGTCGAGCAGCGTCTGCCCGGCCCAGTCGCGGCCCAAGTCATCCTTCAGCGGGAAGACCGCCGGATCGTAGCGGTGCAAGAGCGCCGCTGTGATACCGGCGCGGCGGGTGTCGGTTTGGTCGCGCGTGACGGCGGCCGTGGCGCTGCGAATCGGCGTCGCCTCGCTCCGCTTGGCGAGTTCATCGAGCGCCAGCTTGCGGAACTCCTCGACCGGCGTGCCCGCCTCGATGTGCTGCGACACGAGCGTTGCGTCGAGGTTGACGGCGCGGCCGACCTTCTCGATTTCCCGGATGCGCGCGCGTTCGGCCAGTGCCGCGGCCTGCCGCTCGGCATCGAGGTTGATCTTCCGTTCGTCACGGGCCTCTTCGCCCGTGGCGGTAACGATGGTTTCGTCCATCTTCTGCTCCTGTGGGCCAGTTGCCCGTTCGAACTTGAATCCCGCACCCGGGTCGGCGCCCACAGGTACGAGCGAAACTTCTTCCGGCTCCCAGTCGGTCACCAGCACCTGGCGCATAGCCGCGACCTGCGGCGTCACGTCCTCGACGGCGTGAATCGCCACGCCCATCGAGGCGTTGCGCAGGATGCCGTCCTGGACGTCCTGCCAGATCGGATCGACGTCGGCGCGCTTCGAGAACCGCACGGCCGCCTTGCCTTGGCCGTTTTCGATCCACGCCCGCGTGATCACGCCGATGACGTCGTCGACCGTGAAGTCGCGGTGCGAGTTGAGCAGCGGCGCCGAGCCGCTCGCCAGGCGGCCCATGCGCACTGCGCCCGGCTCCATCGAGAAACGCATCTCGTAGGGCCCGCGCGCATCGTAGCGGCGCACGGCTGCGCCCGTGTACCAGGTCAGCGTCGCCGTGCGTTCGTCGCGCTCGGCTGGATCGAGCGCCTCAAACCGGGCTTCCAGCCGTTCTCTCGTTGGGGTCATTTTGAAGGTCCTCGTCATTAAGAAGCCGGACAATTTCGCGCAACTCACGCTGAAGTTCAGCGACGGGCAGCTTCTGTTGCGCGCCGCTCTGCGTGACGCGGCGCGGGTCGCAGTCGAGCACGATGCTGCGCTCGTCGAGCAAGCGATTGATCTCGGCGATCTGCTCGAGCTGCGCGTCCGGGTCGTAGCCCTGCTCGGCGATGGCCTGGCGCAGCGTGAGCGTGCCCATGCGCAGCCGGTTCAGCGTGGCGACGGAGTCTTTGTACGGATCGACGCTGCCGAAGCCCGGCGGCGTCCACTCGGCGCGAAACGGACCGGGCTCGGGGATCACGCCCGCGGCGTAGGCCACCGTGAGAAACCGCTCCCAGACCGGCGCGCAGAGCATCGGGATGAAGGTCAGCCAGCGGAATCCTTCGATGCCGTTGCGGAAACTGAGCAGCCCGGCGCGATACGAGGAGTAGTTCACGCGCGAAAGATCGCCCGTCAGTTGTTCGTAGGTAAGATTCAGCCCCGTGGCGATCTGCGCCTGCTTCACCGCAACGTAATCCCGGTATCCGGCGGAGGTCGAGGGCGAGGCGAAGGTGATCTCCTCGCCCGGCTTCAGGTACTCGATCATGCCCGGCTCGAAGCTCTCGACGCGCTTGCCCGTGACAGGATCCGGCGCCGCTGGTGCGATCGGTGGGCCGTCCGGGCCCTGCGGCTGCGTCACGAACGCCGCAAAGCAGGCCTCGATCTTCTTGCGGACCAGCTCGGCCTCTTCGTACTCGTCCAGATCGCGCAGCGTCACCACCACCGGCGCGAGCCACGGCACGCCGCGCACCTGGCCGGGGCGGTCCTTGCGGTAGATATGCAGCACCTCGCTCGCTGGCACGCGGATGGATTGCAACGACGCCCCGCCGCGCACGCCCGTCTGCACTACGTCACCGGGATGCTGTCCGTAGAGCCAGTAGAAGACCCGCCGGCCGACCAGGTCGAACTCGACGCCTTGAATGATGTAGCCCGTATCGGTCTTCTGCGTCTTCGTGTGGTCGAGGTAGTCGGGCTCGAGCACCTGAAGCTGCAACGGGACCGCGAGTCCATCGCTTTCGCGCCGCTGCCGGAAGCGGACCAGGCACTCGCCGCTCTCAAAGATCGTTCGAGCGACGAGCGCCTGAAGACCGTAGAAGTCGAGCTGGCCGTCGGCGTCGCATTCATCGATCCATTCGGCCCAGGCCGTGTTGATAGCGCGATCCACCTCCGGCGTTCCGCTCCGCGCCTGCGCCGTGATGCCCGTGCCGATGGCGTTGCCCACGACCTCGGCCACTGCGCGCGCCGCGTAGGCGTTGTTGCGAATCAGGTCACGCGAGCGTTCACGCAGCTTCGCGAGCGCCACCGAAATCTCGGCGTTGGCCGAGTTGCCGGTCGTGACCCAGCCGCCCGTGCGCCGGTCGGTACGCGCGCCTTCGTATGCCAGGCGGATCAGATCTCCCGCGCGGCGTGCGCGCAGCCGGCGCAGGCCTGCCTCGGGCGAGATCCAGGAGATCGCCTTATCGAGCCAGTTCATCCTTTTGAGGTCTGAGCAAACGAGAAGCGATCGATCGCGGTTCCGGATTCCGTTGCCAGTGATTCCTTGATCACGGCCCGTGCCTGGAGGAGTTCAGCCATCGAGCGGTAGGTCACGGTGCGGTCGCCGAAGCGCACGGTGAGTTCGCCGCTCGCGATCGCCGTCTCGATGGCGTCGAGCTGTTGCTGGGTCCAGGGCATTCAGAACTTCCGCCGCTTGAAGTAGAACGTCGCTCGGGTCCCAAACTCGCGCACGACGGTGACGAGTTCCCACCCCTGCGCGCCATACTCGGCGAGCACGCCCGGCGATTCCGCTTCGCTTGTGATGACGAGGTACTCCCACGTAGGCCCGGAGGATTGCATCTGACTTCTGACTTTCATCGCGCGAGCCACTTCCTTCCCCGGTCGCCCAGCCACTTTGCGCGATTGGTGTCGTCCTCCGGCACGGGCCGCGGCCGGTTGGCCGCAAGGATCCGGTCGGCTTCGTTGTCGAGCGACAGCCCCATCGAGACAAGCGCCCGCAGCGCGGCGTAGGCGTAAACGCGCGCGTCGAGCGCCTCCTGCCTCACCCCCGGCTTCGGCCGCCACTCGCGTTTCGGCTGCCCCTTGGCATACGTCGTCACCAGCACTTCGCCAAGGAGTTGCTCGAAGTACGCCTCCTCCCGGTCCGCTGGAAAGTGCGAGTAGCCGGGCGTGCCCGGCGTCGGATTCTTGAGGCGCCCGTAGATCGTCTCCTTGGCCGTGTCCGTGCCCACAATCCACGGCTTCTCGCCGCGAATGTTCTTCGCCGTGGGCTTGCGCTGCCAAACCGGCAGCGGGCCACCCTTGCCCTTCACGGCGAAGATGCGCCGGTGATAGCGCGTCCTGCAGAACTCATACACCGCCTGCGATTCGTAGCCCGAATCGATCGCGCACGCCGCCACCGGCAGCGAGATCCCGGTCTCGTGCGGCCAGCGGCGCTCAAGATACGTGTCCAGTTCCTGCCAGACCAGCGCGCCCGAAGGATCGCCCGGCAGCACGCGGTACTCGATCGACCACGACTCTTCGCCGCGCCCCCAGCCCACGAGCTCCAGCTCGAGCCGGTCCTTCTGCACGTCGACGCCGGCCGTCAGCACCACCGCTCCATACGGCGCCGCCGCCCGGTAGTGCTCGCGCCGCGCCATCACCGCCGCCTGATCGACCGTGGTCTCGGCGGCATCGTCCCAGGGCTCGGCGAGCACCGTGTTCACAAACTCGCGCAGCGTCTCGATCGACTTCTTGTCGGCGAGAAACTTCTTCGCCAGCGCGCCCCACTTGCGCCACGGCGAGTACAGGCCGTTGATCCAAAATCCGGCGATGTCGGCCACTTCCGGCCGCGCCGCGCGCCACTCGCCGGCCTTGAGCATCTGTTGCTTCTGCCAGTTGGCGATGAGCTTCGAGCAGTGCTCGCAGCGGTACTCGGCCTTCTCCGGCGCGTCCTTGGGCCAGACGAGGTTGCCCCACGTCAGCACCTGGAACGCGCCGCAATGCGGGCACGGCAGCCAGAAGCTTTGCTGGTTCGAGTTGAGCCAGGCCTGCTCGATGCGCGAGGTGCCCTTGGTCGTCGGCGTCGAGCACAGCACGATCTTCCGGTTCCAGAAGTTCGCCGTGCGAGTGATGGCGAGGTTCACCGGATCGCCTTCACTGCCCGCGCTTGCCGGGTAGCGATCCACCTCGTCGAGCAGGCAGTAGCGGATCGAACGCATCGCCAGGCCAGCCGGCGAGTTCGCCGCAGCGAGCGTAATCGAGCCGCCCAGAAACTTCTTGTGCAGGATCGTGTTGTTCGAATCGCGCGAGCGCGCATCCGCCACCTTGCCACGCAGGCACGGCGTGTCGCGCAGCATCGGCGCGAGCCGGTCCTTCGAGAACGCCTCGGCATCCACCTCGCGCGGTTCCACGAGCAGCACCGGCCCGGGATCGAGTTCGATGATGTAGCCCAAGAAGTTTTCGAGCAGCGAACTCTTTCCCGATTGGGCCGCCCACATCATCACGACCGTCTCGTACGGGCTCGACGGTCCCATGGCGTCCATCACCGCGCGCTGGTATGGGGCCCGGTCCGTGCGCCACTCGCCCTTCTCCGCGGCAGACTCGGACGACAACCGCCGGTTCTGATCGGCCCACTGGGAAACCGTGAGGTCCGGCGGCGGCAACAGCACATCGGCCGCGAGGATCTGGATCTCGTCAACGCGCATACTGAACTGCCCGGTGAGCATCTTGCAAAGTCGATCTCACCTCCCGCATCAGTACTTCCCACACCTTGCGTTCATCGGTTAGAGCAGCAACCTCCGGCGCGACTCGATTGGGCAATGCCATCAGTGGTTCCTTGATCGCCACGAGGATCGCCTCGACCCGCTGGCGGAACAGATCCGTCTCCATCAGCTTGCCCATCTTCTGGTCGTATTCGATCTTGCGGAGCCGGGCCTTGAACACCATGTCGGCGGTTCTGGCCTGGGCAAAGGTGGTCCCCGTGGGAGCGGTTTCGACCGGCGCGGCGGCCACGCGTTCGGAAACGGGCTCGGGCCGGTCGTCGAGCACGGCGTCCGAGGCGGCCGCGTCCACCTTGCCGCCGCGCATCACCAGCACTCCGGCTTTGGCCAGCCGGCTGATGTACTGGCGGCTCTTGGCGCGGTGCCGCGCGTACTCGGCCTGGGTCATCAGCCTATCCGACATAGCGGCCCCTATCTGTTTGAAACGTCGCGAGATTCAGATGTTTGATTCCGCTTGATTCGACCGCGCCCCCGAGCGATGAATGGGGTCGCTATGAAGAACACGGACAACAACGCCACTACCGCCACCCAGATGGCCGAGACCTGGGCCAGGCTCGCTAGCGAATTCCCCTTCGACAAGTTCGCCGACCGCAAGACCGCAGTTGATTTGCTCTGGCAAGCGGTCGAGGCACTGACGCAAGCCACCACACGCCGGCAGGAGGACTGACGCCATGGCCATCGCGCGAGAAGAACTCATCGCCTGGGCCACGCGGAACGGCTGGAAGCTCGACCGCTGGGGCCATCTCAAAAAGGAATTCGACAACGGCACGCACCGGCTGAAGCTGAGCCGCATCGCCGTCCGGCACGAACTCGCTACCCCATTCGGGTGGGCGAGAGTTTCGAGCGGCTATTACAAGAACCTGCAACTCACCGCCGACGATCAACTCGCCGGCATGACCCGATAGAAAGGAACCTCACCATGACGACGTTTGCCATCGACACCGACAACACCATCACCGCCTACCTCGCCGGAGAGACGATCCCCGAGGGTCAGGCGCGATTCAGCACGGAAAAGGAACTCGCCAAACTCGCCGCCAATTGGCCCGCCGACCGCCTGGTCCAGATCTGGAACAGCTTCGCCGGCGTGGCTCCCTTCGACGATCTGAAACCGGTGAAGAAGTTCACCGACCGCAAGACGGCCGTCGCCCGCGTCTGGAAGGCCATCCAGCGACTGGACGCCGCCCCCGCCGCGCCACAGGCGGCCGGCGTTGCGCCGAAGGCCAAGAGGCCGGGCAAGGCTCCCAAGGCCGAGGACGCCGCGCCCACGGCGCGCGAGGGCTCGAAGAAGGCCATCGTGCTCGAGATGCTGCGCCGCGCCGAGGGCGCCACGCTCGCCGACATCCAATCCGCAACGGGCTGGCAGCCTCACAGCGTGAGGGGCTTTATCTCCGGCGCGCTCGGCAAGAAGATGGGGCTCACCGTCGAGTCCTTCAAAACGCCCGAGGGCGCCCGGGCGTATCGCATCGCGCAGTAGGACGCCCACCATGATGATCGAGTTCGGAGACCACGGCGAGGAGGAGCAGCGGCTCCTCCTCCGCTACTTGGAGGCTGCCAAGTCGCAGGCGCCTGCCATCCACACGCCGAAACCAGGTTGCCTCTGGCTCCTGATCGGCCGCCTCTATGCCGCCTACCTGCGCTGGCGCTACCGGACCGCACGGCAAAGGTTGTGACCGCGCGGTCACAACCTTTGCCCGATGATCATTCGGGCTCCGTGGATAACCCCGGCGCCCGCGCCCGGACGTGCGACCGGATCTCCTCGGCGATCGAATCCAGCCGCATGCGCAGTTTATCTTCCCGCAGCCGGCATTCGGCCGAGCGCACGTACAGGCCGTTCAATCTGGAAATGATTCGGTTCTCCTGCTCGGCCAGCTCCTTGCGCACCTCCGCCAGCAGAGCCCGGTTCTGCAGCCCGACATAGGCCCCGATCAGGCCGGAGATCAGCCCCGTCGCCGGAATCAGAAACTGAAAGAATTGCTCGTTCACGTTCGGCCTCGAGTAATCTGAGCTCGCCGTTCCAATCGTGCAGCGCCAGGCACAGGCCGGCGACGTCCGGGTGCCCAGCAAGGATCTGCCGTTTGATCTCCGCAATCTCCTGGCGGCATCGCTCGATCTCACGCTCGAGCGTGCACTCGTTCGTCGCGGATTTCATCGCAACTGCGTCCATCGCCTTCCAGCGTCGCTGCCTTTCCGGCATACTCCTGCCAGCGGCGGATGATCACATCGCAGTAGGGTGGATCGATCTCCATCAGGCGCGCCCGGCGCCCGAGCTTCTCACAGGCGATCAGCGTCGAGCCCGAGCCACCGAACAGATCCAGCACCGTCTCACCCGCTTTCGAGGAATACGTCAACGCCCGCACGGCCAGCTCCACCGGCTTCTCGGTCAGATGCACCATGGCGTTCGGACTGACCTTCTTCACGCTCCACACATCCGTCGCGTTCGTGATCTCCGGGTTGAACCAGTGCGCCGCGCCCTCGCGCCAGCCATAGAAACACCATTCATGGTTGCCCATGAAATCCTTGCGGGTGAGCACCGGGTGTTCCTTCACCCAGATGATCGCCTGCGAGAAGTACAGGCCGCATTCGGCGAGCGCCGGCGGATAATTGGCGCAGTTGGCATAGCCGCCCCAGATGTAGAAGGCTCCACCCGGCTTGAGCGCCCCCGCCAAATTGCCGAACCACTTTCTGAGGAGGACGTCGTAATCGCCGTCCTTCATGAAGTCGTTGGCGAGCGCGCGGTCCTTCGGCCGCATCTTCTTCGTGGTGGCCTTGGCCTTGGATGCGCCCCGGTGAACGTCGAAGCTCTGGTGATGTTGCAGGCCCGCAAACGACGACAACCCGGCGGCAATGGCGTTGTTGGAGCGCGGCTCGACGCGCACGTTGTAAGGCGGATCGGTGTTGACCAGATCGATGGGCGCGCCTTCCACCAGGCGCTGAACATCTTCGCCGTTCGCCGAATCCCCGCACAGCAGCCGGTGGTTGCCCAGAATCCACAGGTCGCCGCGGCGAGTGACCGGCTCCTCGAGCGGCTCGGGCACGGCGTCTTCCTCGGCGAGGCCCGCCTGCGAGTCGGGCTCCTGGGCCAACCAGGCGTTGAGCTCCTCGTCGGGGAATCCGAGCACGTCCAGGTTGAACTCGTCCTGGCGCAGATCGACGAGCAACCCGCGCAGGAGTTCTTCATCCCATCCCGTGCCCGCCAGGGCGAGCTGGTTGTCGGCGATCACCAGCGCCCGCCGCTGCGCCTCGGTCAGGTGATCGAGCACGATCACCGGCACTTCGTTCATGCCCAGCTTGCGCGCCGCCTGAAGCCGCGCGTGCCCGGCGATGACCACGCCATCCGCGCCCACGAGGACTGGATTCGTCCAGCCGAACTCGACGATCGAAGCCGCAATCTGAGCGACCTGCTCCTCGGTATGCGTGCGCGGATTGCGAGCGAAGGGGACCAGCCGTTCGATGGGCCAGCGCTCGACCTGGATATCGGTCTTCACTTCTTGATGTAGGGCGCCTTGGCCGGCGTGCCATCCGGGTTGGCGAAGTGCGCGAGCACGGCAGCCACGCCCTGTACGGCGGACAGCCCGACCATGGCCCAGAACTTCCCGCGCCCGGGCAGCAGGTCAATGGTGGCATTCAGGCCTTGCGCCACCAGCGCCAGCATCTGAATCGCAACGTTGACAGAGAACTTCATCTTTGTGAGCTCCTGGAATTGGTGAATGAGCGGCCGTAGCCGCCACCAGATCCGCAGTTCGCGAATCATCGATTGTTCGAAAAGAGGGGCGGCCCCGCGATGAGGTGCGCAACCGCCCCTTCATGCGCCTGGAGGAGAAAGACTACTTGCGGTTGGCGAGCGCGTCGGCAACGGCCGCGGCAACCACCGCGCCGATCGCTTTCAGCGATACGTCGTCAATCGAAACCGCCCGCGCGGTCAGCGTATCGCCCGCGCCCTGCTGGATGGGATTCCACTGGCCGTCGATGGCGATGTCGCCGTGGCGCACGGCCTGCTTCGAAACCAGGTTCGCCGTCTCGACGGCGTTCTGGAGCGCCTGCGAGGCGATCTGGTTCAACCGCGTCTGCTCGACGAGTGCCTGGCGCGCGGCCTGGATGTCAAGGTCCTGGTAGACATCGTAGGTGCGCTTGATGTTGGCGAACGTCACGCGCTGATTTTCGCTGTGGGCTGCGCCAGCGGTAGCGCTCGTGTTCTTGAACGATTCGTCCGTCCCGGTCTCGAACTCGCGTTCGGCCTGGTTCGGCGTGGCAACTTCAGGCATGGTGGTAATCTCCCTTCGAAGGTTGGTTTTGGATCAGAAAGGTTGGCCAGTTACGGTGTGGACGGGTTGAACGCTCATCGCCGGCGGCAGGTTCTCGGTCGTGGCACCCTGTCAACCACGGCGAACAGACCGGGTGACGGCTCAACAGATTCCGTAACAACCACTTGCATCAACCCGCGTCAACTCGCGTCAACCTGGTTTTTGACCCTGGCGGTAGCCGCAGCGTGCAATCGGTCTACCCGCCGCCGCGCGGCCGTTCCGAGGACCCGACGGAGATCGGATTGCAGCCTCATCGGCCACGAGATCATCGGCATCGCCCGTCGCGCCGCAAGCCAGGCATCGGAACCGCTCGCCGGCATCGTGGTAGCCAGTCTGCGGGCAGATGCCGAAGTCGTACTCCTCCATGATTATTTCGAGACTGCCGCATTCGGGACACATCGGAGATCTCCAGGCCGGTGCGGAACTCTCAGTTTGAGGAACGCGCCACGCGCCTTGGCGACGTAGCGAGCTCCGATCTGTCTCTTGCGCCGCCTCACGTAAGTCCGCATCTACGGAATTTCCGTAGATGCGCCGCCGCTCCGCCAGTCGGGTGCATCTCAGACCCCCTGCGTCGCCAGGAACGTATGCCGGCTTGCTCCCTTCCGTCGGCCCATGCCCAGCAACACGTGCGGCGTCACCATTGGCAAGTTCGCCAGTTCCGTGAGCTGCGCCATGCCGGTGTGAGCCGCGCGCTCGTACCAGTAGCGGGTCGTATCCACCGACTTCCGCGCGGAGGCGTGCCGGTGGTCCGACGGGATGAATCGAATCGAGATGCCCGGCTCCACCCACTCGGCTCGCCCCTGAGCCACAAAGCGCTTGGCGCGGTTCTTCGAAGTGAATCCACACCCGGCGACCGGGTTCTCAATGCGGATGGTTTTGCGCATGGTTCTGGTGCAATGCCCAGGTGGGATTGCGGGTATGCCCGCAAGCGAGATCGGAACGCGCCGCAGTCAATCGCCGGTGCGTCAGCGAGCCGGAGGCGGTTCAATGCTTCGTATCATCCGGCCCGTTTCTATTTTGTGTGAGAGCAAGCGGTCGAACAAGACTTCCGAAGATTTTCCGTAAGCGCCGCATTGTGAATCCGTTGCAGGCAATCGGAGAGGTTCACACAGATAAATGGCCGGAAAAGGTTTGAAACAAGTTCGCAGGTTTTGTTTGGAGAGTCGGCGAACTGGACGCGGCGTCCATCCGTGAGCAGGAACACTTGCCGGTGACCAGCAATCTCCGCGACCCCATAGTCGACCGTGATCCGCCGCAACTCGGCAGCCACCCGTCGCAGCCGCTGAAAAGACAGCCCGCGGTGGCGCAGTTCCGCGCACACGACCACGAACAGCGCTTGGGTGGCGTCGTAGATCCGGACGCGGCCGCGCCGCGAGGCGACCGCAACCCGTTTCTCTTCCCAGATCTGAAGTTGCCGGAGACTCACCTCAGCGATTCTGGCGACGTCAGCCGTCCTGAATACGAGCTCGCGCGCAGCCATCACAGGTCCACCTCCGTCAAGAGCGATTTCACGTCCGCGACGCTGCTGACCACAGCCACAACCGCCCCGGCGCGCCGCCACTCCTCGATCCGCTTCAACTGCAACGGCGTTGGCCTCTCGCCCGGGCGCTTCACCTCGAGCTGCACGCTGCGGCCGCGGATGCAGGCGTCGATGTCCGGATCGCCTGCCACGCCCATGCCACCGCCCCAACGCTTGCGCGCCAGGCAGCAGGGAAGACTGTTCAAGTAGGTCAGGATGGCCTTCACGATCGACCGCTCCGTGGTCATGCCCGCCACCTCTGGACTGGCGCGTAGTCCACAGCTTCCGCGGCCTTCTTCAGGCGTTCCCGGCGATACTCTTCGCAGATCCGGGCTACCTGACGCCGCCGCCACTCCTCTGGGCTGATCCATTCCAGGCCCTCGTCGTTGATGACCAGCGGCATCGAGTCCATCCGCAGCACACGCGCCGCCCAGCGCAGTTCGTCGAGATTCGTCCGCAGCGGATAGGCAAGGGCGTGCTGGCCCAGCGGCAGGCGGATGATGCGGATGCCGGCGCGGTTCATGAAGTCCTGCGCCCGGCGCACGTCGATCAACTCCTGCTTGTGCTCACGGACGAGCTGCTTGATCTCTTCCGGCGCGCCTTTGTCGATGCGCAGCTTGCCCTCTTCGTCCAGCCAGACGGACACCCCGGCCTCCATCAGACGGTCCAGGACGGCCTCAATGTCCATGGCGCCTCCGGGTGACGGATTGGTGACGGGTGACGGATGGTGACGGATTCTCGTATTTGGCGCTGATGCGTGTGTGCGCGCGCGTGTGCGCGTGCGTGGAAAGTGGGAAAAACCCGTCACATCCGTCACCCGCGCCTGGATCTACTTGTGCTCCAATGACTTGCATGGGTGACGGATCGAAAACCAATCCGTCACCACCCGTCACCAATCGACAGCGATCCGTCACCCGGCACGGTCCTCCAATTGGCAGACTCGACGTCAAACCTCTTCTCCTTCCTCGTCTTGGTGGTCGAAGCGCGCCTGCCGCGGCGCGGGCGCATGCTGCGGCGTGTCGTAGTGGTCCTCGGTCCGAAGCCCGATCCCGGAGTACAGCGCGCCATGCTTGGTCTTCGTCTTCGAGAAGCCCCGCTCGCTCATCAACGAAGCGAACGTCTTGTGGCTGACCGGCGATTCCCCGTACTGCTCAGCCCAAGCCTTGTACTCGCGGTAGAGCGAGAGCGACAGGGCCCGTGCGTTCGGGACCTTCACGCATTTCTCATCCAGGAACATCGAGAACGTGTCCTGTTCCGCCTCGTACTCCCGCGTGGCGTTAATCACTTCGTCCGGCACGCCCAGACCGTCGCGCTGCCATTCGAGGCATCCCTCGATCGCCCAGTTGAGGATGCCTGGTAGCTCCGACCGAAACATGGCCATCACCTCGTGGCGCCGCTTCTGCTGGGCTTTGGGAATGGTGTAGTCGAAGGGAACCAACTTCAGGCGCCGCCAAATGGCCGCGTCGCCGCGGATAGTCGGCTTGTGGTTGGTGGCGAACCAGATCTTGAAGGCCGGCATGAACTCGAAGAACTCGCCGTGCAGGAAGCGAGCCACCATGCGGTCGCCGCCGGTCATCTCCTTGATCAGGGATTCCGCCAGGCGGACGCCGCGGTCATTCTCAGCCGCCCACACGAATCGTGCTCCCCGCAACCGGGCGATGTCGTTCGGGATGGTGCCCTCGCGCCGCTTGAGAAACGTCTCGACAGGCGTCCGGCGGGCATAGTTGCCCAGGAGCATTTCCATCACCTCGACCATGGTGGATTTTCCGTTGTCGCCCCCGGGCCCGTAAAGGATGAACATCGCCTTGTCGCTGGTGATGCCCGTGAGGCTCGAACCGAGGGCGCGCTTTAGGAAGCCGACGAGGCTCTGCCGGCCGAGCATGATCATGTCGAGGAAGGCGAGCCAGTTTGGGCACTGGGCTGACCGATCATGCACCACGGGCGCGAGCTTAGTGATCAGGTACTTCTGGTCGTGCGGCCGGAGGCGCCCAGTCCGAAGGTCAATCGTGCCGTTCTTGACCGTGAAGAGCCAGGGATCGCTGTCGAAGTCATCCGGGTGCCGCGCCACCGTGCGGTCGGACTTCGCGAGCGTGACCATCGCGTTCAGGGCGCGATGCGATTCCGACTTGATGAGATGGGTCAAAAAGGCTTTCCGCTCGTCTTCGTCCTTGATCTTCTTGGCGAGTGGATAAAGGCTTCGAATCAGATCTGTCGCCCGCGCGAAGATCTCCAGACGTTCGTCCTCGGCCCACCGCATGCCGTCCCAGAGCAGCCAGCGCCCCCACGGTTCGCAGTACAGGATCGTGTTGCGGTAGCGAGCGACAAAGCGCCTGGCATTACCGAGGTCGGTGTACTTCTCGATTCGGGAGGCGGTCTCCGCAGCCGCCGGCGCAGGCGCAGACGGTTCCTCTGGCGCTTCGGAAGATTGCTCGGCGTCAGGCTCGGCCTGCGGCTCTGGTGGCGCATCCTCATCCTCCATCCGCCCGATCGCGATCGGCGAATTTACGTTGCCGCGGAACAGGCACGCGTCGCAGAACCGGGCGCCGCCGAGATCGGATTCCACATAGGCGCAGGTGACGGGCGCGACCTTCTCAGCGGATGCCTGCTTCAGCTTGCGTTGGGTTTCGCGTCGCGTGTACTTCGGGTGCGCCTGGCTCAGCTCGTGCGCCCACCGTTCGGCGTCCTCACACCGCGCGATCACCGTCAGCATTCGGTACCACTCGGGTTCCGGAAGAGAGGTGGCATCGTCCCGGCAATGACGCATCCAGGCGCACCCATCGAGGATCTGCGGCAACTTCGCCGGCGGCAGGTCCGGCGGCGGTTCGATTGGTTGTGGGTCGCCCGGATCATCGAGCCCGCCCAGGATCTCGCCAATGTCGTCGAGGCAATACGCCTGGTCGAAGTACTCTGCGGTTACCGGGCGCACATCGTCCGGGAGCTTGCGGTTGAAGGTGCCTGGCACGCGCAGCACGCGGCAAAGATCGGCGGTCGGGTCGATAGTCCAGCCTCGCGCACGCGCCTGCAGACGAAGCATATGCTGGAAGCGCCGCGAGAGCGATTTCAGTTCCTGCCGTTCGGCTTCGGTCTCGATAACAAACGGCTCGCGGAAGAGCCAGTACACCTGCAGCCCGAAGCCGCTTCGTACGATCACTGAGGGCGGAAGTCCGACGGCATCTACCAAAGACAGCGCTTCTTCCTCGCTTCCGGGAAGCTCCTTCGCCTTGTGCGCCGCTCCGCCGATGTCGATGTCGGCCCATACGCCGGGCACGGAGACCACGCCAGCTTCCTTGCCGCGGCTGCCATTGTCGGGTGCCTGGCCCTGCAATCCAACCGCTGCATACACGTCCTGCCTGGCGGCCCGATCGGCACAGTAGGCGACGGCGGCATCGAGGGCGCCCTCTTGCGCGAGAAGAAACGCCCTCGACGCCTTGTCCTGGCGGGTCCACACCACGAACCATCCTTCCGGCTCGGGACCGTGAACCCGCTCGATAAATTGCCGGATGGCAAGCGTGTCGCCCTCCATGCCCCCTCCGTGCGCCGGCCGTGTCAGATGATTTCGCCTTCACCGTGCTGGACATCTTTCGCTGTGGGGGCCGAGGGCGCCGATTCGAGGAACGGCTTGAGCATCGCGGCGTACTCCTTGATCCGCGCGGCCTGTTCCGGCGAGAGCCGGCCGCCGGAGGTGAACGTCGCCCGCGAGTACACGATACCCTGCGCGTTCTTCGTCTTCTCGAGGCCGATCTTGGTGATCAGGCTGTAGCAGGGCACGGCCTTCGAGGCGAGGCGCATGAAATACTGCCGCGCCGGCTTGACCGAACTCGCGGGCAGGCTCACAATCTCCGGCAGCAGGTTCTCTTCCCGCACGAAGAACAACTGGCGCACCAGCTTGCAGGCCTGGCCCTCGCCCTTCGGGTCGCTGCCGAACTGCGCGAACGGGCACTTGTGGCAGTCCCCGCCCGGCTTGCCCGTGCCAGTGCGAGCGTCGAGCGAGTAGCAGTCCGGCGGCATGTTGCCGTCCGACTGCTCGAGCGGCACGCTCCAGTAGGCGCGCGTGTCGCGCCAGGCGACGATGATGCCGGCGAGTTCCTTCACCATCTCCTCGCCGTCGAGGGTTTGCAGCGTCCACGCCGTGCCGCCACCGGCCGGAATCTTGATGCGCTCAAAGTCGGTGGCGCTCATGCTGCTGTCCCCGAGGTTGGCCGCCACCGCGTCGCGGATCTCGGCAACAGGCGTTTGAAATACAACGAACGGGCTGATCGTCGCTACTTGGTTCTTCTTCACGAGTTCCTTGCTTGCCATGGTTAGCTTCTCCTTGTTCTGAGTTTGAAAACCTCGCTCACGTCCAGGACTGCGGCCAGGGATGGTGGTAAAGCCCGCCCCTCGCGGTCGAGTTCCCGGACGTAGGCGCTGAGGGAATTGGTGTTGAAGGTCTCCTCGACGTAGTCGCCGAGGCGGCACCGCTTCAGGGCCTTGCAGACAGCCGGCTTGTCGCCGTCCTTGGCCTTGGCCCACAGCTTGCGCTCGACATACACGGTGCGCCCGTCGATGGCGACGCGTTCCATGCCGCTCTGCTCAAACTGCGGGAGCAGGCGTCCTTCGAGTTCGGCGGCCTCGGCCTTGATCGAATCGACCTCGGCCTCGAGTTGCCGGCGGCGCTCTTCAAGCGCGACGAAGCGTTTGAGTTCATCGGTGTTCATGGGAGTCCTTTCATCTGCTGGAGAACGGTGTTGACGACGTCGGAGCGGCGCGCCAAGGCCGCCATGACCTTCTCGTCGACGGTGCCCTCGGCGACGAGGTGGATGTACTCGACGGGCCGGGTCTGGCCGGGCCGGTGGATGCGCGCCAGGCTCTGCTCGTAAGAGCCGAGCGAAAAGCCGAGGGAGTAGTAGATCGCATAGCGGGCCCGAGTCAGATCGACGCCGACACCGCCTGAGTCGATCTGCACGGCGAGCACAGGCGCCTCACCTACCTGCCAGCGTTTCAGCTCGTCGACGCGACCGGAAAGCTCGAGCGACCGGCGGCCTGTTTCGTCGGCGACACGGTTTACGGCTTCGAGATCCTTGTGGAACCGGCAGAAGACGACCACGGGCTCGTCGGGCGCGATGTCTTCCAGCACGTCGCGCAGGAGGTTCATCTTGGCCGAGTCGATCTGCACGTCGTGCCCGTCATCGGTGCGGATGTAGCCGCCGGTGATTTGTTGGAGCCGCAGTAGCTTCACGAGGGCGTTTGCTGCGGTCACCTCACCGGCCTGCACTTCGGCGATGAGGTCACGTTCAAGCGAGCGGTAAACCTTGCGGGCCTCCGCGCCAAGCTGGCAGGTATAGGTGATGTGAACCTCGGCGGGCAAATCAAGGACGTCCTTGCCGCAGGCGAAGGTGACCGAGTAGAACTTCCGGTTGAGTTCATCCAGATTCCGGTAGGCGACGACTTGGTGATTCTGGTAGCCGCCCATCACGGCGTAATGCTGCCGGAACTTGTGGAAATTCCAGCCGAAGATGGACGGGTCGATGAATCGGAAGTAGGCGTAAACGTCGAGCGGCGAGTGCGGCATTGGCGTGCCGGACAGGCCCAGCCGGCAGCGCGCCGCCTGACCGAGCCGTGCCAGGAACCGGCTGGCCTTGCCGCCGGGCGCCTTGCAGCGGTGGATCTCATCGGCAACGACCAGATCCCACTTCTGCTTGAGGGCCCACTCGGCAAACGGCGAACGCCACGCGCTGTCGTAGTTGATGACAACCACCACCGGCACGCCGCGCGCCTTGCCGAGCCCAATCTGCCGCTCTGCCTCGGCCCGCTTGGCGCGCACACTGGCGAAGGAATCATCAAGCGGCACGACGAGGAACGGCACCTCCGAGTGCATCTCGAACTGTGGCCGCCACACCTGCACCACCCGTAACGGGCAGAGGACCAGGATCAGTTGAAACCCCTCCTCGACGCACAGATACACGGCCATCGCCGACTTGCCCGTGCCCATGACGGCGGCGATCATGGCGCCGCGCTTGCCGCGCCGGTAAAGGCTCCGGACGAAGGCCACGGCTTCCCGCTGGTGCCGCCAGGGCGTGGTGCGGAGCAGAACAGGCGTCATCGCAGCCGCTCCTTCACGCCGCCTGACCTTCCGGCTCAAGCAGCGCGATCGCCTCGGCCGTGGTGATGCCCGGGTGCTTCTCGAAGACCGGTTCGAGCCAGGCGTAGAACCACTCGGCTACCTTCAGGCGCGCCGTGTCGGCTTCGATCTGCTCCTTGAGCAGCGCGATGTAACGCCGGTGGTGCTCCTCGGTCGCCCGCGCCGTGGCCACGTAGCGGATGGCTCCACGGTCGTCGCGGAACGTGAGCGCCGACTCGGGCTCCAGACCTCCGAAGCGCATGTCCAGCCGCAGTTGCAGCGCGCGCCCTTTCCGCGTCGCCAGCGTCTTCTTCATCCGGTCGGAGACGATGGAGCGCACCTGCGCCACGGCCAGCTCGCGGCCATACTCAGCTACCAGGTCTCCGTAGCGCTCGAGGATCTCCGCGCTGACCTCCTCAGCCGTGGGCTCGCGGGTTTCCAGGTGCGCCAGGATGACCTCGTCGATCCGGCGCGAGAGTTCCGAATCATGAAATCTGGGTTTTGTCACGGATGGCCTCCTCAAAGCGGTGGAGCCAGTCGAGAGCGACCGGCGATTTGGCCCGGATGCCCGGGCAGTGCCAATACTCAAGCCGCGATGCGAGCTCGACCGGATCGAGCGGCGTCTCGGCCAGAGCGATGACGGCGCGCGTCACCGCCCAGATCGAGTCCAGATCTTGCTTGAGCGCCTTACGCTCCTCCTCGGACAGGCCCGAGCGGTACCGGCCCGTGCGGTCCGCTACGAGCATCCCCGTCTCGCGCGCGATGCGCCGCGCTTCGGAGGTGGATGGGAGTTCGGTGGCCTCGCGCAGTTGGCGCACGATCTGGCGGCGCACGGCGGCGGGCATCTGAACGATCTCGCGTTGCGTCTCCGGCGGCGCCTGGGCGATAACGGCCGCAGCATCAATCGATACCTCACCCGCGTCCATTGCGGCGACCAGTTCGGGCGCCCCGTCCTCGGTGACCTTCTTGGCCTGCTGATACGTCCGCGCGTTTCCGAACCCAGCCCTCTCTGCCGCAATCTCGCGGGTTTTGGTTCCGGGAGGAACTTGTGGAAGATCTTCCACAAGTTCGAGGTCGGTTCTCTGCCCCTGCCGCTTGCCGATCTCCGCTTCAATCGCCTTGCCGATCGCCACCCGTTCGGAGGGCGTGAAATCCTTGCGGATTTCGTTCTCGGCGTACTCCCCCTCGACAATGCTCGACACCTCGAGCACAATGACCGGAATTGTCTTCCACCCGAGAATGTCGCGCGCGGCCAGAAGGCGTCGCTCCCCGCAGATCAGCAAGCCATCTTTCGTGATCACCGGCGGGTGGAGCAGGCCCACAGTGGCGATGCTGGCGGCGAGCACTTCCAACTCGCCCATGTCGCGCCGGTGACGCCCTACCACCCGGATGGCGTCGCAAGAAACTTCACGAAATACAAGATTGGATGTCATCGGCCCGCCGCCTCCTGTGGGGGATTCGGATGACGGCGGTCCTCGGCCTCGGCCCACTGCGCGAGCAACTGGAACACGCCGGCCACGTTTGCGGCGATCTGCCGGGCGTCTTCAAGAGACAACGGCCGGTTCGTCCGCTTCTGCCAGAAGCGCCTTGTCGGTTCGAGGAACTCTTGCCGGGGCTCGCTCATCCGCAAAGTGGAGATCCTGCCGGACGACGCCCTCGCGTCATCCGCTTCGACCCTCCACCTCGGCATGAGCGCCGATGGTGAGCGATCTATCGAGTTGCTGGGTTGAGGCCCCCGTTTGCGGAGGTCCTCACAAAACTACACGGACTGCTGCAATTCGCTCTCGGGGATGAGAAACCGGTGGTTCTTGCCGGCCTTGACGACCAGGTCACGCTTCCCGCTGTTCGAGATCTTGCACGTGATCGCCAGGTCGAAGTGGCCGTGGCTGACGCCCTCGCGTACCTCGGCTTCAATCTTCGCCAGGGCCCTGGCCAAGGCGCTGGTCTCCGGATTCGGCTTCTTGTCCATTCGACATCCCCTATGAGTTATGGATCAGTGTTTTCAAGTCCTTAATCGCCGCGACAAATTGCAGCGGGTTCACTTCCGCCTTGTTGCCGAAGAACGCCATCAGGTCCGTCTTCCGGCCTGGCTTGTCTCCGAACACAAAGACCACCCGCCGGCCGTCCCGACGCACGTCGTCGAGGGCGTAGCCGATGCACCGCAGGTAGCAGGCCAGGTAGAAGTCGGATGTCTCGAACGCTCCGCCTCCCGTGGCCCGCAACTCGGGGTGATGGTCCGTTCCGTCCAGTGTGTGCTTTACGCTAAACCCTTGTCCCACAAAAAACGCCTACCCGGCCGCCTCCAGATCCAGAAGCTGCCGACCCTGCACCTTCTTCAGCAGTCCCAAATTCTCCAGGCGAATCCGCATGGCCTCGGTCGAGACTCCAAACTGAGGGGCGAAATCAGAGGCGATATGGTTCATCATGTCCTTGGCCACCACGTCGAAAGAATCCGTGAACCCGTTCGCCACGGCGGTCCGGTACTTCGGCAGGTCAAACACCCAGGGGGCCTTCCCGCGGATCTCGCGCCAAGCCTTCAAGACCAGATCCCGCGGCATCAGCAGATAGGAGGAAAAGCGGTCAGCCTGCCATTCGGCGGGCTCGCGCTTGTTCGCCTCCCGGCATAGGATGGAGGGCTCGGGCGCGCGGCCTTCGAAGAGCGCCATCTGCGAAGCCCGGTCCGGAACGAAGCGGCGATGCAGAACCCAATGGCCGATCTCATGGCCGACCGTGAAGCGGTAACGGCCGCGCTTACGGGGGTGCTCGGTGGGGTCGAGGCTCTGGTCGATGTAGATCTCCCGCGTTTCGAACCAGCTCGCGCCGATTGCGTCGCTCCGGCCCACGAGCTTCCGAAGATCGTCGAATTCCAGCCTGACCTGAAGAATCATCTCAGGCAACTCATCCACCGGAACCGGCGGCTGGAGAATCGGCTCGTGCTCTTTGGAGTAGCGATCCAGGAGGGCGGTCGCTTCCGCCTCAATGGTCCGCTCGGAGATCCGGGGAACTTTCACTTCCATTCGGGTTCATCCTCATCTTCATCATCGTTTGCCGGGCACCGCGGAAGGCCGCGTCAGCCCTGGCGTTTCATCTTCTCGACGTACTTCGTCACCTTGGCCAGATCTTCGGGACTCAACTCGCCGGCGCTGCGGAGGAAGCTGGCCAGCTCCCGCGGCCGCTGCTGGATGATCGCCGGCAGGTCGGAGGAGACCTTCCCGGCCAGAGCAAGCAACTCATCCGGATCCTGGCCGAGAGCCTCGGCGATCTCTTTGATCTTCTTCTCGCCCGGAGGCGGAAACTCGTCCCGCTCGACCTTGGAGAGATACGTGGGGCTGATGCCGACCTTGTCGGCGAACTTCCGGAGGCTGATCTGCTGCTGCTCGCGGAGCGCGCGGATGGTGGCTCCGAACTTTTTGGGGTTCATGACCCGGCCCTCGATCCAAACGTCTGCATGTGTACTAATCACTGTACACCCAGCGATTATCTTCAGTCAAGGGCCTGTCGCACCAAAACATTCTTGCCTGGTTTTGTCAGGGCGCTCTTGTTTGGAAGTCGTTGATGTGCTTGACCGAGGGTGCTCCTCCAGCCGAAAGCTACATCCCAAATGATGCGCGCCACGTCTCCGGTCTGAGATTCACCGCCTTCTCCAGCGGCGGGGCAATTGTGAAGATGCGCGGTTCCGTCGCAAAGAGATGGACGCGGTAGATTCGCCAGTCCTCGGGGCGCTCGGCGGCCATATCGCGTTCGTTTCGGGTCAAGAAGAAGGGTGTCCGAGCCGCGCCATTCGTGGTCTTGACTTCCAGCAACCTCTGTCGGCCGCTGAAGTCGAACGAGAGAACGTCAAAGCCCGCTCCGTCGCTGTCCTCTGCGGAGACCCAGCGGACTTTTCGGGCGAGATCGGACCGATCAGCTGCGGCGAGGCGGCTCCGCTCGAGGATTACGACGAACTCCTCGCCAGCCCTCCCCAGCAACCGGTTCCGGTGATCCCGTTCCACGGGGTCGAACTTACGAACCAAACGCCTAAGCCTCTCTGGCAGGGGCGCGCTATCGGCGCCGAGAGCCGGCGCGGGAACAAAGATTTCATCCGACGCCGCAGCCTGCGGTCCTGTGGGAACCCTCTCAAGGACGGCCGGATGCTTGCTGAGATAACGGTCTATGGCGTCGAAGATCGCGTTCTGGTAATTCCTCTTCGGAATGTAACCCGGAATCCAGGGCATGCCCAACTCATCCAGCACCGCTGAGATGTTCTGATGCTTGAACTCGACGGACCGGTGGGTCCGTCCTATCCGCGCCATCAGCGCCTTGCTATGCCTGGACTTCACATAGGGCCGGCCGGAGAGTTCCGCCTCCAGCATCTCAAAGTAGTCGGCGACGATGGCGTCGAGTTCGTCATCCCGCCAGGGTGAGCCGATTTTCTTCTCGTCGGCCACAATTGTCTCTCAAACCGTGGCGCCGGCCGCAGGAAGAGCCGCGTCCAGCATAGATATCAACCTTTCCCCGAACTCGTTACCCTTGGCCGCCAGCGCGGTCCCGCCAAGTTGCTGGTACACCGAATTCACATCCGCCATTGCTCGGTCGAGCAACGCCTTGTCTATCGTTGCGCCCGCCAGTCTGGCGATCTGATCAGGAGTCGGCCTCGGGGCGTCACAAGCCAAAGCCGCGACGTACATGGCAACGTAGAACTTGAGATTGACCCGGTCTTCGGGAGACAACGTGGCATCGGCGCGCAATTGGGCCTCCGCAAGCCGTGACAACTCGATGGCCGCCCGGAAGACTTCTATTGAGAAATCGCCGCTGAAGACTCGTTCGTAGTCTTCGTCCTTCTTCAGGAGGGACGATGGCCGCGCACGCGCCGTACCCGGCTTCTGCAAAACCACCGCCATCAACGCCTGAGCCATGGCCGGGATGCTGATGATCTTGTCGATCGGCTTTCCTTCGTTCTTGTAGAAGTTCTTCCGGCGGTCGTAATACAGACCAAAGGAGCGGAGATACTGCTCGATGTCGCGCTGAATCTTGTCCGTGGCCCGCAGGGATGCTGGTGAGATGGGATTCTGGCTGTTGGTGGCTTTGATGACCCGGTCCCGGCTTTCCGGGGTTTCCGGGCTAATCACGCGCACGAGGATTTCTCTGTCGTCTCCGTCGGTGTTCGCTGTCTTGAAATACTGAAAAATCTCCCTCGAGGTTTGTAACCCGTTCACGATTTGCGGATCCTCGATGGTCAGCGTCTTTCCGGTTTGCATTGGCTTCCTGCCGGCCACAATCGTTATGCCGTTATTCAGCCACCAGAAGTCCTCGGGCCACCTGTCCGCAAGCGTCCGTCGTATTTCTTCATTGACCTGTGTCGCACCCTGGTAGTCCCTGACGTTCGCCTCGAAGAGGCTGCAGCGCAGGTCACCCTTCTCGTCACGGATGAACTTTGCGAACTCCCGGAGTTTTACGAGAGCGACGACACCACCCTTTGTATTGATCGACGCATCCGTCACTTCAAGCTGATAGCTTAGACGCGGAGTTTCGCGTGCA